TTAAATTCCTCAACAACTAATGATTCAGTATAATGTTTTTTCTTTATAGGGGAGTATACTTCGATATTTGGATCCACCAGCTGCAGAAAATCTTTATCTGAAGATACAATTGTAGCTTTCTTTTTGTTTTGACTAAAAATCTTAGCTATTAGTGCTATGATATCATCAGCCTCAACTTTATCAATACTCACCATCTGGACTGGTAAACATTGTAAGTATTCAACAAGTCTCTCTATCTGAGTAGACATAGATTCTCTCTCAGCATCTTTGTCTTCGTAAATCTCCCAGTTAGTTACCCTGGTTAAACTTCTCTGTGCCTTATAACTAGGGTCTATATTCTTTCTGTTAACTGTAGACCCCTTGCCGTCGAATACTATGATTACCCGGGTAGGTTCATGCACCCGTATCATATACGCAAGCGACTTTAAGAAACCAGCCAGGCCTCCTATATGATTACCTTGCGGGTTAATATAGTTTACTGTAGCAAAACTACGGATAAACGTGTTTAACGCATCGACCAGCAGTACGTGGTCGTTAAGTTTTCTAGGAGGCTTGGGCTGAAGTTTCTCTAATAGGTCGTTATGGTTCGATTTCACTGATTACTACTTTATCCTCTTCCATGTTCCCCTCTTCTTTCAGTTCAAAATCTACAGTACCAAATATGTTTAGCCAATGCTCTTTGTGTTGCTTTTTATAATCTTCTACGGCTTTTGGTGTATCCTCAATAAACCCATGTGGCGTCATAATAATCCTACCCCGTGTTTGTACTCCGTTGATATGATTCTTCTCTACCTGTATATTGGTTCTCTTTGCGAACTCTACCTGCAGACCGTCTTTAACAGCTTTCAACTTGGAGGTACCTGGGTTTGTTATGTTACCGTACGTAACTACTAACGTAGCATCGTACCACATAGACATTCCTCCTTTATTCATCATCTTAGGCTGTCCCATCGGTGCGTCTGGTTTCATAGTCCAGACTTTATTAATGCAGACAAGTGTATTGGTGTACGGTGATGCTTCTTTTCGTGATAGTAGTATTTTCTGATTTACATTATTACCAAACTGCGTAGACATGGCCCCGCTATTCCATTCGTTATTATTCTTATTAGACCTAACTGATAATTCACAAGGTACTGATCCTATAGAATCCCAAAAGAATATCATGTCGTAAGGCAAATGTCCTTTCTTCTGCTCGTCGATTAGATCTAAAATAAACTCGGCAACATCCTCGATAGTATCGATCCTGCTCCTGTCGGTATAAATAAAGAATCCATCGTAATCAATTACTTCACCAGTTTCTTTATCTACAATTTCGTTTACTTCTAGGCCCATCTGTATGGCATGTTCCCATGACCATTTCATCTCCGTAATAATAAAAACTGGAAGTATTCCCATTCGCTGGGAGGCTACTGCTGCCTCCAGCAGTGAAGTAGTCTTACCCGTATCGCTATGCCCTCTAAGCAATGTTATATGCCCGGCTGGTATACCGGGTATACTTGTTATTGCTTGAAAAGCTGGTGATAACGGAATCCACTTCTGTGCTTTAAATTTAACACTACTTGAAGACAGTTTTTTATTGTCTTTAAATTTTGATAAATCAAAGCCTGCTTTAATAGCAGCAGTAGCGCTCTCAGAAATTGCTTTTTTCTTATTCATCTATTAATCAAATAAATCACTGAAATCAGACATTACCTTATTTGTCTTGGCTACCGGAGGCTGTGTTGGTTCTTGCACTTCTGTAGCAGGAGCAGCAGGAGTAGCAGCAGCAGGTGTTACTGCAGGTGTTGCCTCTTCTGTAGCTTCTTCTGGATTAAGCCAAGCTTGTAGCTGCTTTTTAATAAAAGCGTAGTCGTACTTGGTAAAACATTCAAGAGGGTTAGGTTGTTCTTTAAGCCATTTCTCTGCCAAAGCATTATCTTTAGTCAAAGAACTCTCTTTTATCCTAGGCCTAACAGTTGTTTCGGGATACGGATTACCTGCAACCTTATCCACTGTTAAGTCTCTTCCGTTAATAATATCGGTAAAGTCACCAATCTCTTCGTCGGTGGCTAAATTAAATAGAGTTTTTTGAATAGTCTTACCAAAACTCCATAGGCGTACTCCCATCTCTTCTTCACCTCTAACAACAACAGGTGCAAAGATTCTCATCTTAGGTGCTAGTTTACCGGCTAATGACCAGTTATCTCTGTCAGAAGTCTTTTTCAACTCAGCTACAAATTCAACGATAGGGTCTTGCTCCCCGAAGTTCGTAAGTGCTATCATAGGATATTTACCGATATTGTAGTGAAAGAACAGCTCGGTAAATGGTAATGTAGGACTATACATAGAGGGTACAATCCTTATCTGGTGAGATCCGATTCCAGGATTCCAGAAAACTTTAGCATAATCGATCTTCTCTTTATCCTGAGAACGATTCATGCCGGCTAGTTTAGCCTTAATTGCATTAATATCCATAAATTTATTAGTTTTTCTAATAGTATATCAAAAATAATACTAATTAGCAACTTTCAAATCTACGATATCGAATAATTTAGTATGTAAAATTCTTAGGTCTGGGCCTTTTGTTAACAGTATACTGTTCCTGTATTTATCCCAAGGTATAGGGTAACTCTTATCTAATACACCGCCGTTTAGGCTATATATTACTTGATTTAATGCATTGATTGTATAAAGTGTGTTCGATTCTTTTTTTCGATGTACGGTAATAGTGTTAGAGGGTAATCTATCTAAGTTCTCAGAACTAACGCTGTAGCTAAGTATATACTCTTGACTGTTATTGCTATAAAGTACAAAAATTCTATCAAAGAGAATACTGTATGTCTTACTAAGTAGTTCAATCCTATCCGGAATTTCTTCTTTCCCTAAAAACGTACATAGTAATTTAGTCACCATTTTATACCACTTCTTTAATATAAATAAGGTAATTTTTAGAAAAAATAAGATTTTCCGTATTTTACCTTAACCGGGTACGTACCCTGAGTAGTAGCTATACTTTCTATTAACGGAAGTAGC